CTACTTCTTTTCTTCTTTTTCGCCAGATTTTGGTTCTGTTTTTGGAATATATTTTGCAGTAATATTATGTCCAGAACTTTCATGAATACTATCACCAGTATAACGTCGCTCAGTGTTGTTCGTAGCTAGCGACATTTTTGGATTGGTATTCTGATCTGATGAAACAGGCATTGTTTCATCTTTATCAGCCAATATGCATCACCTCCTTCCCTCTTAAAATGAGATTAAAAAGAAAGATAGCATATACAAGAATAAGACCTATTGAGGCTAAGGTAAAGTTGACCGAATCAGAAATTTTCTTACCTCTTTTTTCAATGATTACAGAATTGCTTTTTATTGCTTTTTCTATGGCAACAATCAACTTTTGCAAACCGACAATTGCTTCAAATCTATTTTGATTTATATTTTCCATCTCAAGCGTATTAATATGTCCCAAAGTTTTTGATCTCCCTTTTTTGAGAGAGTATAGAATTAGCCCAAAAGCCATTGCACTAAATGCAAATGATGGAATCATAAAAAATGCATATTTAAATTTAAGGAAATTATTCAGTATCAAGCCTAGAACAATAGCATTGATCCACATAATTGTTTTCATGAGATTCTTTTGCGTAGGTATCATCGAAGTCAGCAAAATATCAAGGTCTTTTCTCATCGCTTCATAATGTAATTTCAAGTTTTTTTCACGATTTTCAATCTGTTCATCTGTAATCATATATCTACTCCAATATTTATATAAAAACTCACTATAAGTCATCTAATTATAACTGAATAGTGCGTTTTTATGTGGGTATACCCTACAGGGTACGAGAATCTCTTTTCGAGGTATCCCACTATTACCCCATCTTTTAAAAGGAATTACTATGGATGCAACCGAACAAATGCAGATAATAATGGCTACGCTCGCCGAAGCCAAGGCAAACGGTAAAGAGCTTACGATTGAGCAGGCTCAACGAAAGCTTCATCGTGAGTACATTACTCGTCAGCTTTGGAATAAGCATGGACTCAGGCCGAAAGGGTTTCTCATCATAAGCGGGTTTATCGGTGAAGAGCAAGATGGATTTGTCTCACCAGATCCTAAGATCGATACAATCTTTAATAGCTATCTGAACATGAGCAATAAACTCACCGGAGCAACTGGGCGAAAGCTTAGGACTGCGATGAATGAGCTAGGGATAGACTATAAAAACTCACCGACATATCCGCTGGATAATCTCGAAGAGAATGCGGCGTAGGTGGCCGCCATGAAATATTTGGAAGCAAGGACGGCAGCAGTTGTGCTGAGTGTCGAATATGAAGCCCTTAAAAAAGCGGTGAAGCGCGGTTCTGATAAATATCACTCACTGTATATCAAGGGCGGAGGTCGCGGCGGTAAAAAACTCCTAATTAGAGTCAGTGAAGATGCTCTAATGGAAGCATTACGTAGCGGAGTAGTCGATGAGAACATCGATCTGTATGATGATTGCGGGATATTGTGCTCTTTAGAAGAGCGAAACACTCTCATTTCTAATTCAAAAGAGAAAAAGATAGTGACTACAGAGGTCATTATCGCTCCGGATATGAAGTCGTATCTCAATGCATCATCTGAACAACGCACTAAAACGCTTCTAAAAATGGAGGCGATAGAGGGATATGAACAGAGAGATCGCAGGATCAGCGCAAAAGAGTACATCAAAAGCTTACATGTAAGGTTTGATATCATAGATATAAACGAAGCAAAGCTATTTCGATGGAAAAAAGCGGTTGATGAAGCGCGAAAAGTGGGTGAGAGTCCACTAGTCGCACTGCTTGATGCACGAGGTCGTGTCAAAGGCTCTGTGAGTATGAGTGAGAAGATGCAGGATATGGCAGTGCGAATGTTCGCCCGTCGTGATAACCCTCTGAGAGTATCTGCAATCTATCAAAACATGAATCATGAGTTTGGCGAAGCAATGTGCAGCTACGATGTACTCAATAACTTCTTAAACCAATGGAAGCGAATCAACCATAGCCTCTATGCGTTTGCTCAGAGTGCAGACAAATGGAAAAATAGTTATCTCCCGGCGATGGGAAGTCTAAGTGAAAAGGCTCTTTATCCAAATCACTATTGGGAACTGGATTCTACGCCTGCGGATATTATCTGTCGGGATGGAAAACGGTATGCGATACTCGGGATGATCGATATCTACTCAAGGCGATGTGTGTTTTGGGTGGATGAGAGATCAAGCAGTTACAGCATCGCTCGGCTGCTTCGTAAAGCAATCCTTAGACTCGGTATACCTGAGAACGTAGTCGTAGACAACGGGAAAGATTATCAATCAAATCATTTTGACTCGATCTGCTATAACCTCGGCATCGCCAAGGTAACAGTTCCACCGTTTAGCGGTGATATGAAGCCGCATATCGAGAGGATGTTTGGGACACTGAGCCGTGAGCTCTTTGAAGAGCTTGAGGGATATGTCGGTCACTCGGTAGCAGAGCGTTCAGCGATCCAATCACGCAGAGGCTTTGCACATAAGATCGAGTCTCAAGCAAAATGGAGAGAAGAGGCAAAAAAGGCAGAACAAAAAGAGTTTGAGAACCGTTTTGCTATCAAAAAAAGCAATCTTGGATTAGAGCTCAAGCTTCCTATAGAAGCAGATCATCTTCAAAAGATCATTGATAAATGGTGTGACAATATCTATGAATATAGAGGTCATAGCGGCATTAAAGATAAAACACCTCTTGCAAAATGGCAAGAGCAAGCCATACCTGTCAAAGGTATAAATGATTCGAGGATGCTCGATCTACTCCTTGGTGAGAGCTTCGAAAGAAAGGTCGGGAAGAAAGGTATCAGGCTCGATGGTGCGCTATATCAGCATGTGGCATTAGCCGAATATGTCGGAGAGATCGTTCGGATCATGACTCACTCCGATATGGGGTATGTAAGCGTGTACCGGATGAATTACGAACCGATCTGCGTTGCTGAGGATTATGAGTACATGGGTAAAAGCCGTGCTGAACTCGCTGAGGGTAAACGGATCGGACACCGCATCGCAAGAGAATACGCCAAACTTCTTGAAACTTGGGAAGAGACAAGCCGCCGACTTGATCCAACGATTCGAGACCGCATTGAAGCATCGATGGAAGAGAGAAGTGGATGGAGTGGAGCATCAACTATCGCCGTATCAAAATCAACAGAGACGATACGGGCGGTACGAGATGGGATTAAGATGTTTGCAGAGGCAGATGCTAAAGCACTTGAAGAGTCAAACATCATCAACATGGAGGGAGAAAAACTACTGCCAAGTGGACGACCCGTATTTAACTATGTCCAAGACCGATTTTTATGGGATCTTGAACATAACATGGTGGATGAATCGACAGAGCGACTCAAACAAAAACAACCGGAGCTATGGGATATTGCTTATCGGGAATATGAACGTAAAAAGATTGGATAGCGGGGTGAGTAGTCACTCCGTGTTCGAGTCTTTGGACAAACAAAGACTACAAAAAAGGAGTAACCATGAAGGAACAATTTATCGAAACACGAAATTATAGCAATTTATTGGCAGGTTTTTTAAACCTTAAAGCTTTACCTACCACAGCACCGCGTATGGGTCTTGGATTTGGGAACTTTGGACTTGGAAAAACAGTAGGTTTAGAGCGGATATCTGCGAAAGAAAATGCAATACTGCTCAGAGCGGCTCAAACATGGAGTAAAACAAGTTTACTTGTCAAACTATGCACCGAACTAGGTCTTGATACAAAAGGACATAGCTCACAGATGTATGAACGTGTTAAAGAGTCATTTTTAATCGATCCACGTATCGTGATCATCGATGAAGTGGACGCACTGCTCAAAGCTGAAAAGACTCCGGTGCTCGAACTACTTCGAGATCTACATGATGAGACGCAGATCATCGTCTTTTTTATCGGGATGGAAGAAGCCAACGCGAAGTTTAAGAGACATCGTCACTACTATAGCCGTATCGTTGAACTGATAAAGTTCGAAGCAATTGGACTTGTAGACGTAGAAAAGTTTTGCGCTCTCTCAAGCGTAAAAATAGAGGATGATCTTGTAGGTTTTTTCGCGAAACGTTATCCCAATCTAAGACAGATTAAAGTGATGCTGCTACGTTTAGAGAATTGGTGTGAGATGAACGATACACTCAGCGTAAATTTGAGTATCTTTAAAACAAGCGGAGTAGAACATGGGCTTGGTGTTTAAACGTGTAAGACGGAGTAAAAAACAGCAAATTTGGGAATTTATGCGTAGAAATAGACAGTTTAGAGTCGGTGATCTGATGATGATATTGGAGCTTAAGCCTCAGTTTTTGATGAATATTATCCATAGCTTCGAGCTATGTGGTTATCTCAAGCTAGTAAGCGGATCTGAATTGTTTAGAGATCGTATCTTTTTATTGAAGAATGATACAGGAATTCGCTCACCAATCATCAATAAAGAGACTATCAAGGATCAAAACATAAAAGAAATATTTGTGTTGGATGGAAAACATCCTCTGCAGGTAGCTGATAAGCTCTCTTTCTTACATGTAATGGAGCATGAACAAATGACTAGAAAAGAGATAGCGGATATGGCTGGTTTCAATGTATATTCGATGCAATCGATACGTTATCTTCGTGAATTTAGTGACCAGAAAATAATGATATGCCAATCTACAGATATGAGTAGAGATGGGCAAGCTATTTTTACTATCAATAAGGAGAAACGCGATGAGCTCATTAGAACTCTTGAAGAAAGCTTGCGATCTACACGGTCAGCGTAAAACAGCAAAGCAGATCGGATACAGCGCAACGACGATAAATCAGGTTTTAAACAAAACGTATCTGAAGCCAGAACCGATACTCAAAAAGGTTGATATTGTATTTTCATATCTTAACAGTGATGAGACTTTATGTCCTATATTGGGAGTGATACATAAGCAAACCTGCGAACGATACCGAGAGTGGGCTTCGTGTGAGAAAGTACATCCTGATCGACTATATCGGGATGTTAAAGATAAGTGTGCAACCTGCACAATAGGAGGTAAATAATGAAACAGGTCTATATTTGGGAAAAGAAAAAAGTACATACCTATGCATGGATAATTGCTTTGATTATCGTAGCTTTAGGCGTAATGGCGGTCACGAAATGAGCCAAAATAAAAAAGGAATCAAAGAGAAGCAGTGGGTTTTAGTAGGCCTTTTTCGAGGGATCGTTACTCGGATACGCACCTTTAAGGGTGAAACTTGGATCGATGTCGAGATAGGCGGAGTAGTAAACCCTTACAAGATCGATGATGTAGAGCCGGAGAAAAGCGATGAAAGCGGTAGATGAGTTTGTTTCTAATGCAGAGATAATAGAGAGAATAAAGGACATCCTTAGCACTAAAATCGGTAATAAAAAAGTACTTGATCAAGATGTTGCTTCATTTGTAGGGGTGACTTGGCAAGTACTTGCTAGTGCAAAAAGCAGAAATTATCCCTCATTTCATAATGATATTTTGAAAATGTGCGCTCGGACCGGACTTAATCCGATGAAGTTGTTATTTTGAGCATTTCTCAAGATCACCAGCTGGTGATCTGATGGAGTACTCCAAAAAATTAGGTGGTTCAGTGTGGGACTTAGAATAAAGAAAAAAGTGCGTGTCGCAGTAGCTATGCGATACGGCTTTGTATATTGGGAGAAGATTATGGCAAAAGATAAACGAAGTAAACCAACAATTGAGACTAAAAAGATCACATCGCTCTCTGAAGCAAATGCAGTACTACATAAGATTGCTGATTTAAAAGCAAACGTTCGTATCGGTCAAGCAGAAGCTGATATCGCGGTCAATGAGATCAAAGAAAAGCTCGCTGAGAGTACTCGCCCTATGCTTGAAGAGATTGAAGGTCTTGAAAAGTCGCTCGCAATTTATAGCGAATATAACAAAGCAGAGCTGTTCAGCGATAAAAAGACAATCGAATTATCGTTTGGTCTATTTGGGTACCGTCAGAGCACAAGTGTTTCTATCAAAAAGACAACACTTGAACTATGCCAAAAGCATGGGTTTGATGATGCAATTACAATCAAGCCAGTAGTAAACAAAGATGTGATGCGGACATGGAGTGCAGAACGTCTAGCGCTTGTCGATGCAACATTGGTCGTCGAAGATAAGTTCTGGATTGAAACGAAAGAGAACGATCTTGAAGGAAGTGCAGCATGAGTGCCGTACCTCCTTTTTCTCCGATTATACGAAAGGTTGCTTCTGGCGGCGTGATGTATAAAAATAAACGGTATAAGCATGAGGCATTAGAGCCCTACGAAGGACAAGATATGCTTTTGGATATGGAAGTAGATGTAAGAAGCGAAAAGCAAAATTTCCGTGTTTATACCATGTTCGGAGATGAGATCTGCGTCATCGAACTAGATGATATCGGATCTATCGGGGATGTGCTCAATGAGTGATTTTTTACGACAAGTAGAGCAAGAAAGACGAAGACACATCAATGTTAAAGGATATAAATCTGAAGATGATGATAAATACATCGATGGTGATCTTGCAGATGCAGCAGCTTGCTACGCTGCATCATGTCCAATCTTTAAAGTAGCAAACAGCACTATCTTTCCAATGCGTCCGCTTTTCCCTTGGATTCCAACTTTTTTTAAAAAATACAAACACGATCGTAAAAGACAACTTGTTATATCAGCATCATTGCTTATGGCTGAGTATGAACGTATTGTAAGAGCAGAGCAAAAAGCTACAGTAAACCTCTGCGAGGATTGTAATCTTTGCTTTGCTACATGTAGAGCATCACCGAATTTTGGTACAGGTATTGGGAATGATAACGTCTATGAGTGTGATAGGTTTCAACAAAAGCAAGCTAAAAAACTTGAGCAATGACGTAGATTTAACAGCCTCCATAGTAATGGGGGCGATTGAGTCAACTTGTATTTTAAATTCAAAAGGTAAGAAAAATGAATCCATTTCGAGGTCAAGGACTAAAGTCCGAACATTTTAATCACGAAGTTAACTATATCATCGATAACTTCTTGGTCGAGCAAGCGATTACGATCTACTTTGCCCCGCCTAAGCAGGGTAAGAGTCGATACAGTCTCGGATTGACGAAGTACCTTTATGAAAACACTAACAAGATCATTCAGTATTTCGACTTTGACAATCCGCTCTCTGCACTCAAAGAGCGCGGAGCTTCAAAGATCATCGAGGAGTTATGTGATCGGCTCGACTACGTTCACCCTGAAACAGCAGCTATGACTTCGCATGAAGTCTTAAAGCTTCTCGTTGAGGGTGCGGTTGGGGATGCTTATCGGGATTACATCTTCTTCTTCGACTCGATCACCGACTTTGTCCGAGACGTGCAGAATGAAGCAATGGCTAAAAGCTTTATGAACGCGATGAAGCGATTGCGTAATGCCGGAGCAACTGTCATACTACTGCATCATACGAACAAAAACGAAAAGAACTATCAGGGAGCCGGAGTATTTAAGTCTGCGGCTGACAATGTGTACTTTATGCGTCAAGGTAACGGCACTGTAGAGAACGATCTCTTCTTACTCGATGTAGAAGCGGGAAGGTTCCATGTCGAGAACTCAGCGTTCTATCTCGATAAGAAAACCTATAACCTCAGTATCGTTGCTTATGATCAAGCGATGATCCGACCTGAAGAGCAATCATTCATCGACTCGATCAAAGAGGTGATCAAAAAGAATCCTGACGGTATCGGTCAGAGTCAACTCCTCGCCGAGATCGGAAAAGCCAAAGACGATAAGCTCGCTCGAACCAATCTCGCTAAATATACAGGTCGCTTTTGGGAAGTCAAAGACGGTAAAGGAAAACTAAAACTCTACTTTCTCCTATAGTCTACCACACGAACCACACAACCACAACCGCCCATAAAACCCCATAAATAGCCATTTAGCTAGTGGTAAACATGTGGTTAGTGGTTAAGTGGTCTATGTGGTAAAACATCACAAAATAAGGACTTAATTATGACAAAAAGACAAAAAGACGCCTATTCATCACTCGTCAAACAGGTACATACCTCGACACGATATCAGAACTATTATAACAATGAGAGAGAGGAATATGTCGAGATGCTCAAGGGAGCTTTTGGTAAAAACTCATCAGTTGCACTCAGTGTATCAGAGTTAATCATACTCGTTGATTATCTGAACATGAAGCGTGATACTCTGCCGACGTTTACATGTAAACAATCATCTCCATCGCAAATATGGAAGATCATGCAATTATGGGAGTCAAAAGCACGAGATAAAAGCGATACCGCACTACTGTCGTTTTGTAAGAGAATTATCAAGAAAGAGTATGAGACACCAAATCAGATGGAGTTTAATGAAGCTCAAAAGGTGATCTTAGCACTGCAAAATATGAAGTAAAAGTAATGCCCCTCAAGAAGAGAGACATAATTCATGTGTGAGAACTGAATTATATATAATTTTAGAGGGGATTGCAATGGCTGTTACAAATTTCGATATTTTTAAAGAGTTTACAAGACGTATTAGAGAAGATGAAGCGAGCGATGAAGAGTTGATGCAAGAATACGGCGGAATGCCGATCTATGTCCCATCGTGGCAGCTAAATGGACGCAACGACGAAATAACAAAAGATTACACAGATAATAAACTCTCACCAAAAGAGCTTGCAATGAAGTACTCTCTTAGCCTCAGCCGTATCTATGAGATCATAGACTCGGTACGAAACCCTCAACTATTCTCCTAAATACCCCAATAATATATCCAACACCTCAATCTTAACATTGTCATATAACTCTCCATCATGCGTGATCGGCATAAACGGTCTCGCTTCGATATGAACATCTTTATTTCGCCCAGCCTTATCCGTTCCGAACTGATGAACGATAGGATAGCGATAGCCTTTGTTACTATAGGCATTTACCCCTACGATCACACTTGTATCATCAGCATGATATCCAGTGCTCTCTCGCATATTTCGATCTTTACTCTGTAATATCTTGCTTCCGCCATGCTTTTCTTTATATGCCTTTGTCGAATCTGCAAGGGGATGCCATGCATGACCGTCTGGTGATGTCTCACTATCAAAGCTCTCCTCCATGATATTCGTAATATAGGAACCTACTGCATTAAAAGGCTTTTGAAGGTTTTGCATTTTATGCAGCAGCTGCATAATCGCATGATCTATCTCATCCGCTCCAGTGACTTGGATATTTACAATCTCCGACATTCCTACTCCTTTATGGTATAATTTTTTATTCAGTCGAAAAGATACGCCGCATGGAATGAGCAATGAGCACTCCATCGTGTAAAGATGCGGTTAACGGGTGCCTTCTTTTCGATAGATCAACTTCTCACCCCTCTTTTTCTCCACAGTCGATGCACTATCAATCAAATACAAACTGACCCCTTGCGTTTTATCGCTCTGATATTCAAACACCGCCATAAGTGCTTTTTTCTTCCCTTTATCATCCGTAAAGTACCGAATCATCTTTTTAACGAGGCGTTTTGCCTTATCATCCCACTCCAAATAAATCTCGTCCGGATCATCGATAGTGGTGGCAAACTCATCGATAAAGAGATGCCGGTCTTTTTTAGTGATCTTCGAGTGTCCGCTGAAAGATTGAAATAAGCTATCATCGATAACAGTCGGATCACCAATCTTGTCAATATAAGTATCTCCGGGCTTGATACGAAGATCATCATAAAACTTTTGCTTGAGAGCAGCATCACTCAACTCTTTATATTCTTGTTTTGGGAGTATCTTTGGCAGAGAGAGCAGACTTTTATCGAGATCTATTTTCGAGAGCTTACCGACACGATTACCGGCTCCCGGATTGTATGACCAGTCTGGTGTTGCTATGTTTTCATGTTGAGCAGTAGAAACGCTCCAGCCTCTTTTTTGGATCTGCTTCTCGCTCCATGCTCTGACCTCACACTTACATCCCCATGCGTTAGGTGGATAATTGGCACTCCACCATGGATCACTTTTTGGAAGTATGATTCCGTTTTTGGCCATATGGCTCATACGAGGATGCTCGGAAAGTCCACCGATATACTGCATATAGGGAAGATCACTTGACATCTGCTGATCATATCTTGCAGTAGCACGTGCGACCCTCGTATTTGTTTTAAAGATAGTTTTGGTTCTACTACTATCGATAACTACTTCTTTTACTTCTCCCGTAGAGGGGTTTACGATCTCTTTTTTACCCCACCATCCTTTCGCCTCCAGCGTCGGAACGATCTGCTTCTTCCAGTCTTCAAAACCTGTGCCGTTAGCCATCGCGTCAGCGATAGAGCTATGAATATCACTAAGAAGATCAAGACGAGTTACTTTTGCAACTGTGAATGCTGTGTTATGAGCTTCGCGCTGCATCTCCTGATAATCAAAAGTAAGCTTGTATCCTTTAGACTGGAGGTACTCTATAGCCGCAGTGGGTTTAAGACCGAATGCAAATGAGGGTTTAGGAAGAGGCATTGTTACTCATCTTCGCTCTCATACTCAACTTCAGCAGTTCCGAGAATATAAGAGTTTTGCAATGCTATATCCATAGTATCTTGCAGCTCTGCGATATCCATACTCGGATATGCACCATGTAAAAGATCAATCGCTTCTTCAAAACTTTTAGCTTGATCGATAATATCTACGATTTGAGTTTGAAATGATAGTGCTATTTTTTTAATATCGACACTATTACTCAAGTCATCGGTAGTAGTGATAGGCTTAGTAGCACTTAGAGCATACAGCTTTTGCATGAATGCACGGTTGGCGATCTTTGATGGTTCTACTGCTTCGACAGTGATGTTATATGTCTTTTCTATATAGTCCTGCGTCGGTCTGTATCCCATTTTAGTGATCCGTTCATCACGTTCTGCTAGAGAGAGGTTCGGATCATCTTTGTCTTTAAGTGTTACTTCGATAGTAGTGCTGAGATTATTAATAGCTATAAAAGCATCAATCACCCGCTCTATCAATGATATAGTCATATTTTCATCTGCCATTGCGATATCTTCTCGGATATCATTATGAGTCTCAGCAGCGGCGTAGCTTCCACCTTTTACATTTCCTGTTAGATTACCACCGAGTATAGATTCTCGGATCTGATCATCAAGATAGGCTGTTATCTTATCGAAGTCACCATTCTTGTCAACCGTTATGATCTCAATATTATCATCTGGATCAATGACAGCGGAATCACCTGAGAGCATAGAGTAGATCTCGTCTGCCATCATGTCTTTATCACCATCTGTTTTTCCGATAGCCCACGGTACACCGTATTTTTCTAAAAACTTGACCCAGAATTGCAGAGATGCATTTTTAAACTTAACGTACCAAAACAGCGACTCACAGAGTGGTGTTCCCATCGGTCGGTGGTATTTATCTTCATACAGAGCATAGACCGCTTTGTATTGTGGGATATCTTCGAGTGATCCATAGGGAGTATAGTAAAGAGTCTCATTTCTGATCATAAAACGTGTGTAGTCGCGCTCTACGAGCTTAGGAACTAATACTAAGTCCTCATCATCAGTCCAGTTAATCTCAAAAATAGCCGCACCTTGGAACGGTGCATCGAGGATTTTACGCATTACTCCTGGATGAAAAACTCCGTAGAGTTTATTTGCTATATCCTCATTATCGCTTGTAAAAATGATCTCTTTTTTAAGTGTTGCTGCTTTACGACTTCCAAGCGATGATATGACCGTAGCATCTCTATTGATACGATCAAGTTCTTCACGACGTAACCATTCGTTTCGGATCGGAAGATTATCCATTATGCTGATAAGAAGATCAACTGCCGGAGCTGCTGCTGCTTTACGTTTGTCTTTAGTGACAGGCGGCTGTACTTGTTTAGATGCAAAAAAGTTTGGTAATAGACGTTTCATTATTGTCTCCTATGGGAATTTCGAGGTCGAACGGATCGACGGTTACTGCGCGGAGCGGAGCTATGTTGTTTTTTTGCGAGCTTGCTGAGACGGTAGGCTCCTGCTAATCCATCCGGGGCATCATCGTTATTTCCTTCAGGATAATCTTCGAGTTGTTCAATCAGAATAATCTGATCTTCGTGAAGTAAGATTTCTCCGTTTTCGATAGGAAGTTCTAGCTCCTCAATACGTAACTCTTTGTTGTCAGTATTGTGGATACCTCTGAGAGGCATATGTACAGCACGCTCGAATGCTTCTCTCAAAATAAAAGGCTTGAGATGAAATTGTCCGCCGTTGGTCTCAATCTCGAATATCTTACATCTATACATCTCTTGCAGATCTACACATCGCTTGATTATCTTTGTTGATTCGATCACCTCATTGATCGATTCTAGAACGTACCCCTTTAATGCTCTATCATCAACTCCGAAAATTGTAAAGTTTGTAAAGTCGCTCTTCTTTCCGCTTCCTGCCGGATCACAATATCCATAAATGGTGAGTTGCTTGAGCGGTGGATGAGATCGCCAAAAGTGCATTGTTTCGCGTTTGAATTTTTGAGTATTTAGGCTCGGGTTATTCTGAAGCTCTTTTGCGAATGATTTGGGAGCTTCGGCACGTTTACGCATGAGTGTTTCAATGGGGACAGCTTCTGCCCATAGAACACGAGACCCTGCATCCATTTCAGGATTTTGGCTCATATAGAAATCGTGTGCTTCTTCGGTACCGCGTGATTTGTAGATTATGGCGTATCGCTCCCATAGATCCATACGATCTGGGAACGTGATGATGGCTCTAAAAATCTTCGGATTCCAAAACTCTAACTTGAGCTTACGAGAGAGCACCGAGTCCCTGTGCAGAATTGTCCCGATATAGATAATATCCATACTACCATCGACACTTCCAAGATTGGCAACCGCTTCATCCATCCATGATTCGAGTTTGTCACGTTGATCACGGCTTCGAACATTCTCGTCGTTTTCAAGATCATCAATGAGTGCGAGATCTGGTCTATGTACGCCGTGTTTAATACCACGGACACGTTTACCAGAACCAAAACCTTTTACTCGGATACCGTTACATGTAACGATATCTCCGATCTTCCATACTTTTCCGATTCCGGTTGCATGCCCAAAATCTGCTTTAAGGTTATCATTTTCAGAAAGTTCCGCTTTGATCGATTCGATCAGTGTTTCGGTAAGCTCAATCGCATCGGAGAATATAGTGATGAAATGCTTGAGATCATTAACGATACACCAAATCGCAAACACGACCGATACGTCGGTAGATTTACCGTGACCGCGCGGTGCCGCGATGGCAAACTTCTCACCCATCGCAGAAGATGCAGCTTTACTTATGGATGATCTATCGGCTATACGATGGTATATACCTTCAAGATGTTCTTGAAGTATTGATTTACCAGGAAGAAAATAGTAATGCGGAAAGTAAGTTGTTCGAAAATAATGGAAATCGATACGTTGACGCGCTATCCGCTCGTCTCGCTGATCTGCAGGAAGTGTAGCATTAGAATGAATCATCTCTTTTAGTTCACTCGTATATCCGTCAAGCCATTTTATATATTCTTTACGTGTTAGACGTGCAGCACTCTTCTCATCATTACCATCTGCTAGAAATGATTCTTTTGCTTCAGATAAAAGTGATCGAAGTTCATGGGAGTTATAGAGCGACATCTAAGCGCTCTCCGATATCATCGATTATCTGAATAAATAGTTCCAATATCTTTAAATCACCGCGCGCCTTGAACTCCGCTCCTATTGTCTCAATGACATGTTTGATGATGCCGTGTTTGAATGCGATCGGATCTTCGTGACGGATGATCCCTTTCATCTTCGAAAAAGCATCAGAGAGTCTAACGATCATGTCGGCTTTCTCTGAAGAGGTGATAGTAGATTCTCTTACTTCTTTAAGTGTTTCATGCATATACCCTACAAAATCGCTATAGAGATATCCACGGCGCGGAGAGTCTGCTGTGATATGCTTCTCGGCTCTAAGAACATCCCAGTCATTACCTTTAGCTGAATCGGCTGATTTATAGTTTTGAATTGTACGTTTGCTTGACTCTAGGACAGCTGCTATTTCTTCTTCATTTTTTCCGACGAGATAAAGAGCTCGTGCAATCTCGATCTTTTGCTCTCTAGTAGCCATCGTTATATCTCCTAAAGCGACTATTGTTAAATCCTCTGAAATTTAGTGGTCGTGTTCCGTGATGGAATGAACTTGTAGTACCTTTGGGCTTTTGCGGTTCGCTCATCGTTGTTGGGATCGTTCCTTTTGCCATTTTTGTTAAAGATGATTCGAGTTCTTTTCGAACTTTTGGATCATGTAGATCGTGAAGCTTTCTAAGTTGATAGATAGCGAGATCGACAGCGATGGTTCTTAGATACGGCGTAGGGTTTGAGGGAATAAGAAGAAATGAGGAGATAAATGCTATAGCATCATTGATGGCCTCATCTACTACTATGCTATCGATAGTACCGGTTCCATTGAGATCACTAAGCTGAATTAACTCGGTAGAACTAAGTTCTTTTTCTAAGTCATCTATAGTAATCATGTAACCCTCTTGTATTAGTGTTTAATAGGTGTTTAAAATCGCTTAGAAACGTTTTAAACCTTTTCTGCGATAAATGACGTGGATTAAGACTTAAAACGTTTTTATGGCTATTTGTGAGGCTATCCCCAAAAGGGGAAGGTAGTTAGATTTTCACACCGCGAATGACCGCGTTTGGATTGAGACATGTAGGAAGTGGTTTCATTTCACTAATTACAGATACTCCTCGACCCTTTTCTAATGCTGAAGTTGCACCGAAGAAAAGAGTTGGAACACTTTTAGCAGCTTCTGTATGATCTGCTCTACCGTAGTACAGCTTTGTAAATCCAGCACTCTGTGGAACAGCTGCCATCTGATCATCAGCAACAAACTTAAGCACTTGACCAGCAGTATTTTTATAGCTCTTGACGTACGGTTCAAAACGAGCACCATGGATCATAAGTACACGAAGCTCGCCATCGTTAATCCATTCAGCATTTTTTTCAAGAAAAAGATTCTGTGCTTTTGCAAGTGCTGAAAGATTATCCATAAACGTACGACCACATTTTGCAACCCATCCAGGATTCTCACCGAGTTCTTCTACCATAGCATCATCGATCTCATTGATCGAATCGATCAATAACTTATCTGCTTTAAACTGCACTGGAGTACGAGAAGATGCAAATTCAAAAAGTATCTTACCTTTGCCGTCCATCACTTTTCCAAATAATGCGCCTGTACACATATATTCTAAAGTTGTGTCGAAACTTAGACGATGCTCTTGTTGAATCTTTCCGATCTCATATGCAAGCTGTATCGGTTGATTGGTAGCGTCCATTCCAGCAAGATCATTTAGAGCTGCTGCACCAATAGTGTTTTCTAATGGAAAACGTGGAAATTTCACTTCAATTTCATAAAGTGTAGGACGTTCATGAAGTAAGTGTTCTGCATCTGGTGATACTGACTGTAAGATCAGACCTGATCCTTTTTCGATCTTGACTGAAACTGTACCGCCTGTCAAACCTATCGCATTCCCTTTGAAATATTTATCAAAGATTGGCGTATTTGTCGCTTTGATCTGCGATAATGTAGTTGTAGTGTTATAAACGCCCCATCTACGTTCTACGTCTTCTGGTGTTATTGCTGCCATCTCAATTCTCCTTACTGTAAAATAATTTTGTTGTTAAACAACGCTTGACGCATATCTGCATCATACCCGCGTAGATAAGATTCCATCGCGAGACCCTCAACTAGAACTGCACATGATCCTGTAACACTGATATTTTCAATCAAAATACCGTTTGCGTTCCATACACCATTATCTTTCCATTTAGCTGCATCGGTTCCTGGTTCAACATCATTAGCATCGATAAGCGATGCAAAGGTATGCCCTTGATGATAAACTACAGCATCAGCTGCATACGCACCGGCTTCCCAGATATCTTCCGTCATAGCATCGAAAGTTTTTCCGCCGTCGGAAGTCGTTAGTACTCTACCGATGAAGTACTCATCTCCGTCAACTATAGATCCAGCTACGTTTACTGTCGCATAGACAACTGTTTCTGTATATGCGATAACTTCGTTTACAAGTGGTGGTCTTTGAATAAGTGGCATTACATACCTCCTGTTGCAGCTTTAAGCTCTTCTGGAGTCAATGCCCCGTCGTCTTTTCTAGCTGTATTTTTGTTGTCAAACATGTCGTCGCTTGGTTTTTGGATCATCGATTTAGCAGCACCGATGAATGTATCAAATCCTGCTGGATCTGCTTTACACATTTTTAATGCTGATTCTTTTTGATCCGGATGTAGTTTTTTAGCTGCGATTGCTGCTTCCACTTTTGCTTCTGCCTGAGCTTCCGCGTGTTGTTCGTTTTGTGTTTTCAGCGCTTCATTATCAGCTTTGAGCTTTTCGTTCTCAGCTATGATCGCCAACTCTTCTTCTTTTGTCATAATCCCTTCCTCCTTTGTTTGGTTGGTATTTTGTATGAGTTTATTGAGCCGTACTTCATCGAGTTCTTCAAGGAACGGCTTGTTAGTAAGCGCAACTGAGTGCAGAGTCCACCCGATATTTGAAGCATCAACTTGTGAGAGAGTATTTGGTGCAAATACAGGAGATAAATATCGATACTCTCCGCTCATGATCATCGCTTTTGCTCGGTCTGTCCAGTTGATCTGCGCGAACAATTCGCCGTTCTCAGCTTTTAGAGAGATAGGATCTTTTAGTATCCATCCTGAAGCAGGAGCTTCTACTCCATATAGTGTTTGATGCTCATAATCGACTACGATATCGATGCCGCTAAGTTCATAGTTAGCGACCATTTGCTCGAATATATTTTGATTCATCTCAAATGTTCCGCTTAAATGTCCGTCCCATTTTCCGGTCACTCCGATTTTTTGCCATGGCGTATCTTTTGTGATGTCAAGAGATGCTTTGAGTACAAATAGACTTTCAATAGACGAAGCACCTGCAGCGCTAAGAGCATAAAATAATGCTGTTTTTTTCATTCAATATCCTGATTTATGGTTTCGGTATCGTTAAGAGTTACAGTGAGTACCATCTGATAGACAGTGAGATAAGAAGAGTCTTTTGCATCATCATAGATCTTTTTGATCCGTGTTATCTCAATAGGATCGGAGTCGCTGATCGATACGCGCATCAAGGCTTTTTTAATTTGGTTAATGAAGTCCAAGAGGGTTACATCGGTTTGTGTTCGGTGGATCTCTTGCTTCGAGTAGGTCGCGTGAACGATATATAAAGAGAATGTGACGTTATCGCGGTTTAGCCCTTCGGGTTTGGACTCGACAAAATCGACCATGATCCCCGGTAAGAATGTTTTGAGCAGTTTAGCTTCACTCGGACGAGTAAACTCCCCAAAATAATCTTTGGTATTAAACCCGGCAGTTTTCAAATGTTCGATAAGAGCGGTTTGAAATGCTGCAATCACTATGGGTCTCCTTGTGCGAATTAAAATGATAAGCGTATGGTAGCCCCCGACCTTCCCGACCCGCCACTCACCCCCATGAAACAAGAAGATGAAACAAGGAGTTGAATAGAAAACCGGAACGCTATCGCGGCATCATTCGGCTAACAATAAAAAAAGGATGTGCGGGATGGAAGAGTTAAATAAATGGTTGCCTCTTATACAGTTGGTTGCAGTCGTATTTATTATCCCTCTTCTAAGAGCTGCTTATCGAACTATCCAAAATCAAGAGATCCAAATCGGAGAGCTAAAAGTAATCATCACGGCTCAACAAAGACAAATTGACCTACTTGAAGCGATAGTTCTTGAAACGGCCGCTCCTGAGACTATCAAAAAGCATCTGATCCGCAGAGGCGAACATGCCAAACACTGACAACCTCATCCAACTCGGAACCATTGTCGGAGTCGATACGGCTAACCGTGCTTTGGTTCGTGTGCAGATCGATGATCGCGTTACGGATTGGATTCCCTATGCTATGAAAGCCAGCAAGCACATCAAGATATGGATTCCTCCTCAAATGGGAGAGCAAGTTGAAGTTCACTCGCCATACGGTGAAGGTGATGACGGCGTTGCACATGGATCAATCTATAACAAAGAGTGCAAAGAGCCTACATGGGCGAATGAGCATACATCAGGCATCGAGTTCTCAGACGGCACGGTCATCACTTATGACACGACAGCCAAAGCCCTCACAATCGATGCAAGTGGAAGTATTGCTATCACAGCACCATCAGGGATAACAGTTACAGCGGATACAGCCATCACTGGAGATGTAACGATCACCGGAAATCTAAACGTATCCGGAACGGTCACTGATGAAAAAGGATCACTAACCACCCACGTCCATAGTGGTGTTCTAGCCGGACCAGCAAATACGGGAGAGCGTCCATGAATTTAGCGCAGCGCGTCACCCGTATCCTCACGACCCGATTGGGTGAGCGTGTCGGAATGCCGACGTATGGATCGGAGCTTTACCGTTTGCGTGATCGAGCGCTAACCCAAGAGACACGGCTATTGTTTGCTAAATATTCTAAAGAGGCAATAGAGAAATGGGAGAGCGTCAAAGTTACCAAAGCCGAACTCACATCACTCGATGCAGTCAATGGAGTGTTTGGCTTTACCTTATCTCTATCTAACGGCGACACCATAACGGGGGTAGCGTGATGATTATCCCTCCTATGTGCGAGATCAAAACCTTCGAAGCGATCAAAGCAGATATGGTCGCGATCTATCAAACCATCGTCCCTGGTTATGTTCCGAATGAGTCTGATACGATCATGCCGGTACTCGAAGCGTTCACTTATCGTGAGCTGCTGCTACGAACCCATTTCAACGCTCAAATAGCCGGGAGTTTTTGGCAGAGTGCTACGGATGCGAATCTTGATTTTATCGCCGCGTTTTTCGGTATCACACGACTTGCAGGAGCGAAACCTACCGCGACGGTCAAATTTACGATCAATACTGTTTTAGCCTATGACTACGTACTCGAAGCGGGTCTTGAGATGGTCAATAACGATGGAAGTACCTCTCTTCTACTGGGAGCCGTAACGATCCCAACCGGATCACTCCAAGCGACCGGAACGGCAGAACTTCAAATCTATGTTGCATCGAGTGATGCGATTGTCACGGCAACGATGGTTCCAAAACCATACTTGAGCAGTGTTGAGCAGATCAGCGCATTCGCTAACGGTAGCAATACAGAGAGCAACGTAGAGCTCAGAGATCGGATCGCGCTTTCTTTCGAAGATCAAACAACGGCCGGAAGTATTAACAGCTACAAAGCATGGGCAATCCGTGCGGATGAACGGATAGATGATGTATCGGTATCGAGTTCCGTTCCCGGTTATGTGGATGTACTGCTTCACAGCATCGGCGGTGTCGATGCGACGATGATCACTCGTGTCACCGATGCGCTGAGTGCTGATCGTGTCCGTCCGCTCACTGATTCGGTGTTTGTTGCAGCGGCTACGGTCGTGAGCTATGCAGTCAATGCCGTACTCACGCTCGACCCTCTAGCTGATGCTACGTCAACACTATCGGCAGCGCAAGTGCGTTTGAACGATCGGCTTAACAGTGTCCGCATCGGATACGACGTGACCCTCTCAATGATCATCGCCGCGCTCTCCGTCGATGGTGTTATGGATGTGCAACTGATCGCACCATTGGCGAACGTAAACGTCAGTGCTTCAGAGGTTGCAGTTTCATCCTTGGTGGGGGTGTCCGTTGGCTAATTTGATCCCACCCCCCTATACCCAAGAGGAGCATAACCTTGATCTCGTATCCCAAGAGGTACATGATCGACTCTCTGCGAGCCTTTGGACGGCTCCGCTGCTCGATCCGCTCCGATGTGATGCACGGTTTTTACCGGTATTGGCGAACTTTTACAGCGTAGATTTTTGGAGTGATGCTCTGAGCGAAGCGGATAAACGCCGTCTTATCGCCTCAAGCATCGATATCAAACGGCATAAAGGGACACGCTGGGCGGTCAATTTGGCAGTCAATTCTATCGGGCTGACACCGACGATCACGGAATGGCATCAAACGACGGGGATGGACGTCCACACATTCAAAATCGTCGTCGATGTCCCCGATGTCGGATACGACATGCGCGATCTGAGTTTGGTTGAGCAGGTCGTATTTCCAGTTAAACCCGTGCGGTCTCATCTGACGTCAGTCGGTGCGGCAGTATCACGATCAGAAAACACGCCATACATGGCGATGGTAGTGATCGGTTCTGAGACGACAACACTTTACCCGGAGGCAGTATGAGCTACACAACCGTAATCACTAACGCAGGGCTTGCCGCATTAGCCGCTGCACAATCAGGCGGAATAGCGGTAACAATCTCAGATATTGGATATGGAGACGGTAACGGTGCTACCATCGTACCTAATCCGGCACAAACGACATTGACGCATGAAGTCCACCGCCGTGCGATCAACGGCATATCAACCGATCCGATCCATCCTGAGTGGGTCGTGATCGAGAGCACGATCCCGCCTGATATCGGAGGATTTACGGTGCGTGAAGTTGGCGTTGTTCTAACCGATGGGACGCTGTTCGCGGTAGCTTCGTACCCCGAAGTCTATAAACCGACGGTTTTAGAGAGCGCGGGGCGTGATCTGTATGTGAAAATGATCCTATCGGTCGGGAATGCAGCGAATGTAACGCTTAATATCGATGTAAATACAGTTACTGCAACTATCGATTATGTTGACCAAAAAATTGTTGGTCATGAAGCGGTAGCAGATCCGCATCCACAATACCTCACTCAGCAAGAGGGAAACATTCTGTATTCACGCTTTAATGCAAAAAATTATTTTATAGGAGGCTTTTAATGGCAAGTGGAAAACTTGGCAACGCAAGTTTAGCGGCGACAACGAATACAAAAATTTATACTGTACCAGCTCTTCAAGTCGCGACACTGAATATAAATGTTGTAAATCGAACATCTACCGCAATAACGGTAAGGCTTGCAATATCGGCAACCACATCACCTGCCGTTGCGGAATACATAGAATATGATGTATCAGTTCCAGCAAATGGAGTTTTAGAACGCACTGGATTGGTAGTAGGAGCCGATGAAAATATTGTCGCTTATGCTTCAGCAACTGGGATTAGTGTTCGAGTCCATGGATTTGAGGAGGTAGCGTAATGGGTAGAAGTATAACTGAAATACCAGCATCAAATAATGTATCTTCAGAGGTAGCTATTGGGAGTTATGCTGATGTATTTATGGAAGGCTCAAAATATCGTCTCCCAGGAGTTGCATTACCAGTGATAAATTATCCCGATTTATCAGCAGTATTTTTGAAAAGTATTGTTGATTATTCATTTTTTACAAGTACGTTAACAGCGGTGGATGTTGCATTTGGGAATGGAATTTTTGTAGCAATCTCGTCGGACGGAAAAACAAAAGTAACAACGGATGGCTATACATGGACGGCAGGTACGGCACCACTTCCAAGTGGGCAAATTTCAAGCATTACATTCGGAAATGGTTTATTTGTTGCAGTTATAACGCTCAACGCAACAGCAAGCATCCTCACTTCACCTGACGGGATCACATGGACAGTTAGAACAAACCCAATCGCGGTTAATACATGGAACGACGTTGTTTTTGCTAACGGTCTTTTTGTCGCAGTTGGCACAGGGGTAAATACAGCCTCGGCTTCGACAAATGTTGTAACATCGACCGATGGTATTACTTGGACGTCAAGAACATGTGTGTCGGGCTTTTGGTCAACTGTAACTTACGGGAACGGGGTTTATGTTGCGTTAGGCGGTAAAAGCGGAACAACAACAAACATCGCAATGACATCACCCGATGGGATCATATGGACTTCACAAACAATGGCGTCAACCTTAACATGGTATGGGATCACTTATGGGAATGGGGTATTTGTTGCGGTTGGTGGTAATCCGTCGACACAATGTAACACATCACCAGACGGGATCACATGGACAAGCAGAGTATTAGGAGCCTCACTCACTTATACAACTGTTTTATTTGATGGGACTTTATTTTTGGCAATGGCTAATACGGGGACGAACGCCTATACATCTCCAGACGGGATCACATGGACGGCTAGAACAGTTATAGCGAATACATGGACTGGTGCGGTATCTGCGAACGGAATAGTTATTGCCGTGGGTGGAACGACTGGAGCGGTAATTTTTATGCCGAAAACTAATAACGCATCCTATGTGTATTTAACCGGTACAGCCGGAAAATTTATAAAGGTAAAGTAATGACAACTCAATATCTATATGACAAACAAGGCTTTTTATCTGGGATTACAGAATCAACGGATTTTTATGAAAATAGCACAACTATTCCACCAATTTATACAGATGGATTTATTCCACAGTTTATCAATGGGGCATGGGTTGATAATACTGTTTTACCAATGCTCTCACCTGTCGAGTTTAAACTCATGTTCACGGCTGAAGAGAGGATCGCTATCAAAGCGAGTATTGATCCACTCGTGCAGGATTTTTTTGAATTACTTAATGACTTAATTGCCGATCCAAGAAAACCCTATATTGATCGTAATCTCAAAGTTGTATCAGATGCTATTAAGTATCTCGAAAGTAAAGCACTAATCGGAACCGGTCGTGCAGTGGAGATTCTATCATGAAGTATTTCACTCTAATGCTCATCGCCATAATCCTCGTCGTTGTAGTCTCGCCGATCGCGATCGTGTTCAACACGATCCGTCACCTATATCGTCGCGAGAACGTCAGTGACTATTTCTTCACTATTGCTATCGGCTTCGATCAGGCGGGTGGATCGATACTCTATAAACAAGAGGACTGGACGGTATCGAGCTGGACGTACAACCTATGTCGGCGCGGCAACCAAAACGCATGTGTCTTTATGAAAGTGATCGACTTGATCTTCGGGAAAGAGCACTGTAAAAATAGCTTTGAATGGGAAAGTCAACTTCAACAAAAGGGGAAAGAATGAGTTTTGGAATCAATGGAAGCATCAACGTAGATGCAGCGCGTCCGGTCACGGTCGTATCGACCACGCCTATCGCCATCGTCGGAACAACGGATGCGGGGACGCTTGGGTTACAGTTTTACGGGACAGTAGCACTGGCGATCACTGCGTTCGCATCAGCGACAACGGGAACGATCAAGGAGGCACTCAGTGCTATCGATGCTCAGGGGGTAACTTGCCCGATCATCATCAATGCTTTGGCGGATACTGCCGTCGAAGCGGATGTGATCGCAGCGGTAACCGAACTCAGTACCGCCTATGCGGTGACAGGGTATCGCCCTGATCTGATCGTTTGCCCTGAGTGGTCAGGTACCGCGACGGTCGGTGCGGCGATGGATGCTGTAGCGACCAAACTATGGGCGACGGCTATCATCGATGTCACTGCGATGACCGAGACAGCCGCTCTTACTTATGCCGGTAATTTCGGCAGCCGTTTTGTGCTTCTCGCTGGTCCCGATTCAATCACGATCAATGGAATGGTGACCACACCTTCTGCAGCATACGCAGGTCTTATCGCGGCGATGGATGCATCTAACCCATTCGGGTGGGCGGAGTCTGCATCGAACCGTGTCGTCAAAGGAGTTAGCTCTATGGATCGCATCGTCGATTATGCGGATGGTCAGGATTGTGAAGCACGACGTTTACGTAATGCCGGTATCGCCTCAATCGTTCGTGATGTGGGTTGGCGTTCATACGGGTTCGAGACAACCGACATCGATCCTATTTGGCAATCGCTGGAGCGTGTTCGAACATTCTACCGAATGCTCCGCGCAATGCAGACAGCAAGCAAATGGGCTCGTGATCGTCAAGCCGATGAGCTACTTCAAGTCAAGCAATCGGTCGAAGAGTTTATGCGTGAGCTGATCGGCAACGGTGTGGGTCTCGGGTTCGAAGTCTATTTCGACAGTACGAAGAACACAAAAGCGACCGTCACCGCCGGCAAGTTTTATCTAACGGTACGTTTCCAAAACATGCCAACCATTCGTGAGCTGAACATCGAACTCGTCTATGTAGACGATTACAGTGATGTATTGCTCACGATCATCAACGGGTAAGGAGAGTAGATAATGGCAACGAAAAATCGTCAAATCTGGAGAGACCAAAACATCTTAGTCAATGGTATCGGAAACCTCGGGGTCAGTAAGTCGCTGAAAGTTCCAGAACTCGAATTTTTAACAAGCGAGCGTGAGGGTGCAATAGCGGTAGAGGAAGTGATCCCTCTGCTCAAAGCGATGAGTGCTGAGATCGTACTCAATGAGTACAACACAGAGGTTTATTCCGCCGTTTCTAAACAGTTTAGCAACTCACCGACTTTTTTCTGTAAAGGTTCGATGGTTCAAGGGGATCAAAAGATCCCGGTACTCCATACGATCAAAGGTAAAGTCAAAAAACTCGGAAGCCCGATCCCTGATCGCGGCAAAGAGGTTGAGATGACGCTTGAGATTTCTGTGAGTGTGTTTAGCAAAGAGATCAATGGAGTTAAGGTGATCGACATCGATCTCGAAAACATGATCTGCATCATCGACGGTGTGGATCTATACGCAGAGCTTCGCGCTCATATTCAGTAATAAGGGGAATAACGTGAAAAAAGAAGAAATTGTACGAGCTAATGAAAAAGAGATTAAGTTGCATGATGGGAGCGTAGTAAAAATGCGTCGTCCAAAAGCACGTGATCTGATTGCTGCGTCTGAAGCAAGTAACAATACGGCAAAGCAAGAAGCAATTCTAATCGCTAATCTTTGCATGATGACCTTCGATGACGTCGAAGATCTCGATGCAGATGATTTTATGAAATTATCAAAAGAGCGCAATGATTTTTTGTAATCAGTCGTGAAGACTGTATCAGTGCTATGGCTATTGTGGGGCATTGGCTCCATTTTAGCTACAGCGACATGGCAGATATGGATTTAGAGCTTTTATTGTGTTTTATGGACGAAGCTAAAGAGATGGGAAGGAGACAGGATGGATAAAACGTTAACGCTTGGTATTTTGCTAACGGCAAGAGATCAGTTCAGCCCTGTATTATCATCATTTAAGAGTTCTCTGTCAAACATGACAAAAGGTACCAAAGAGTTCGGAATCGCCATGTCTGGAATCGGTACCGGTCTCAAGGGAGCATCGCTTGCCACTCAAGGCAGTACTGAAACCATTATCAAATCTTTCGTTGATTTAGAAGATGCTCGGACACAGCTCGAAAACACTCTGATGAAGAGTGATGGAAGCATCAGCCCGTTTTTTAAGTCAATCAACGATGAGGCTATGAAACTCGGTGATGCTCTTCCCGGAACGACTGCGGACTTCTATAAAATGGCATCTCAGCTCAAATCACTCGGAGTCGAAGAGAAAAGTATCGTAGGGGGTGCTCTCAAATCTGCCGCCTATCTCGGTGTCGTGTTAAAGATCCCATACGAAGAAGCGGCGACCGCAACGGCAAAGTTTAAAGAGGCTCTGGGTATCGCGGATGATGAACTTCTACCGTTTATCGATGACATCCAGCGTCTTTCTCACATGGGTGTCCAAGTTGGAGAGATGAGTTTTGCGTTTTCAAAAATCGGGGCGACGATGAAAGGGCTTGGAATGAGCGGATTAAAAGCCGCTCGCGATGTAGAGCCGTTGATCGGAATGTTGATCAAAGCAGGATTTTCAGGAGAAACGGTCGGTACCAATCTCGGAAATGTTATCAAAGATGCGGTCTCATTTAAGGGCAATAAAAATCTCGATGCTATGGGTATCAAGTTAAATTTCAATGATGCCGGAGGAAATTTCAAGGGCACGGCAAATATGATGAGCGAGCTGGAGAAACTCAAAGCGATCAAAAGCGACTCTGCTCGGCTCGGTATCGTCGAATCGATATTCGGAAAAGGCGAAGCGTCCGGGATGGTCAATGTACTGATCAATAACGGAACTAAAGGGCTAGGAGCATTTAATAAAAAACTTGCCGAGCAGGCTGATATTAATGCACGTGTCAAGAACTTATTGCAAACGCTTGGAAATATGTGGGGAGCATTAACCGGAACGGCAACGAACTTTACTGCCCTCATCGGAGAGAGCTTGGCTCCGGAACTGAAAGGGATGACAGAATGGTTTAACGGTGCTACCTCGTCATTATCATCGTTTGCCAAAGAACATCCGGGGGTTACGAAATTTGTAGGAGTAGCCATCGTAGGGTTTACGGTAGTCACCGGAGTACTCGGAACGCTTGGGATTGCGGTTGGAGCAGTAACAATGGCGTTGGGAGCATTGGGTATTACTACGATGGCAACATTTGGGTGGATTATCGGTGGAGTCGCTTTGGTCGCCGGAGCTGCTTATTTGATCATTTCGAATTGGACTCCAATTAAAAGCTTTTTTGCTGGAGTATGGAATGGTATATCTACAGGTGTGTCTGTCGCTTGGGGAGTAGTCAAAGCTATTTTCGGGTGGACTCCTCTCGGTCTTATTATCAATAATTGGACTCCGATCGTAGGTACCTTTAAATCCATTATCGGGATGATCATCAAACCTTTTGCAGATTTTTTTAACTGGGTAGAGTCAAAACTAAACTTCGTCTCCAGCAATCTGCAAGGTATAGGGTCATTTTTTGGAGTCGGTGGTTCTGTTCCTACTCCGGCACGTGTTGCCTTGAGTAATCCGCGTGTCGCTGAAGCAAGAGCGATACCTACTCGCGGCGGAACCAATAATACAGTAGCCGTAACGATCAATAACCCTAACTTCACTTCAAAAGAGCACGCTGCACAAACTCAAAAGCAGATCGATGAGCAGGTTCGACGTGCAATGAATAAACAGGCGAATGATAAAAAAGATCGGAGCTATTCATGATGGCAATGATCGGCGATTTCGCTTTTAATCTCAATGACAAATACTTCGACCGTATGAATCGAACCGTGACCTATAGCTTTGCTGACATTCCAAAAGCTCAGGACTATGAAAGCTCTCAAAGCGTCGGTAAAGATGTCGAAAAGATCAGTATCAGCGGAAACCTAATCACACTCAAAAGCGGTCTGAAACCTCTCGCCGCTCTCGAAGCGATAGCCGATAAAAAGCAAGCCGTACCTTTTATTATGGGGTATGGGGATGTCCTCGGAGATTTTAAGATAACCAAGATCAGCGAAGATCGAACCGTATTCCTCGATGACGGGAAATCGGTAAAAATTGGTTTCGATATCGATCTAAAAAGAGTCAGATCATGAGATACACTGTAGCGACTAAAGGCGACCGCCTCGACGTGATTATCTATCAGCATTACGGAACACTCGATGTCATGAATGAGGTGATGATGAACAATTCGCATCTCATGAGTACTCCGATCCTCCAAAGTGGTGACAAAGTGTATCTGCCTGATATCGCCGAACCTGAACAATCAGAGACGGGAGTTAGCCTATGGTAAAGTTTCCGGATTTTAAGATCAACGTTAATGGCAAAGATGTGACCGAGAGACTGCGCCCTTATCTGATCGGGATCGAATATACGGATGACATCGATGATACCGCCGACGGGCTCACTCTCAAATTCCAAGGTGAATCATTCACACCGCCATCGTTCAAGGACAAGCTAAAGGTATGGCTCGGATACAAAGGTAATCTTTGGTATATCGGCTCATTTAGCGTCCTCAAGCCTCGTCTCGAATATGAGACGATGCATATTGAAGTTACAGCGACTCCGGTGAACTTCGGAAGCGGAATCAAAGAGAAGCGTACCGAGTCGTTTGACAATGTAACGCTTAATCAGATCCTCCATAAAATCGCTACACGTCACGGGCTGAAAGTCAAAAACAGTTTTCCAAAACACTCCTACACCCATAAGAGCCATACGAATACGAGTGATTTAGAGTTTATGCGCCGCCTCGCCAAAGAGCTGGGGGCTACGTTCGCGATCAAGAACGATACGATCCTCTTCCGACCGAAAAACGGAGGAGATCAAAATAGCGAGCTTCCCATCATTCAGATCGATGCTAAAAAAACAAAAGGGCTCTCGATAGAGATCCTCGATAAAACCTCTTACGGCTCCGCCAAAGCTTCATGGCATAGCACTAAAGACAATAAGACGAAAAGCGTCACGGTCGGAAGTGGTAAGCCCGTCCTGCAAGTAAAAGGCTCATTCAAGGGTGAGAGTGACGCTCGAACAAAAGCTAAATCCAAATTGGAAGCTGCCAATCGCGGAACGGGTCGAGGCGACTTTGAATATGAGGGGATCAACGTGATCGCCGGAGCGAAGATGAAACTATCCAACATTCCACCGGGATGGCCGTCATCGTTTGGGATCAAACAGGTGCGTCATTCGTGGAGTGAAGCTGGATACACGGTAAACGTGGAACTTGAAAACTAAGGAGAAAAAAAGTGAGAAAAGAGACGTTACGGTTATTGTTTGACCTACTGCTTATTGCGGTTGGTATGTGGTTTTTTATTGAGGGGGCTTATCGGTTTGCACCGAATCCTTTACAGTTGATTGCCGTTAAGGTGATCTTGGTGTCGGGTGCTCTTGCACATGCACATATTGCCGGCAAAGCTATATTCAAATCGGTCAATTGGAATTCATCCAACTGGACTCCGGCTCATGTTGCGCGATTGGTTTTATATGCGATTGTTCCTATTTCTTACGCTTTTGGCGGTTGAGCTGTGTGCCGGGGGTTCAATCTCCCGGTGCCAGTCGTATGTTCAGGATGTTCGACGTGCTCACTGGACACAGTTCGGAGTTGACTATCCATACCAATACGGCGTCGGTCAGCTCGTTCAAGAGTCAGGATGTCGAAATGTAATAAGTCTCGATGGTGTAGGGTCGGAGGGACTGCCTCAGATCACGTACCGTCTTTGGCAAAAACCTCTCAAAGCCAAAGGGGTAGAGAGCATCAAGGCGATCCCTGATCAGCTCAAAGCTCAAGCGATTATTATGAAGTCGGTCTATCAGCCTAAGTATGGTCTATGGGCGACGTATCAGGTGTATAACGGCGGCGGATTGGTTCTTAAAGAGATCAACCGTGCCGGAGGAGAGAATTGGGAAAAAGCGAAAGCACAATGCCGTCGAGGGCAGAGTTGCTTTACATGGAAAGGTCAACGGTCATGTCGATCTAACTGCGACATCAATTACGAGTACTCGGTGCTCGTCTATAAATACGGAGAGAAATATGCCACTGTCAGAAGTAAGAAGTACCGTTATTGGTAAGGTACTGATCGGGGTTATTGTAGGTTTAATCGGGGTGATCATCGCTCTTGGATTTTATAATTTAAGCGTCTCCGGAGAGCGGAATGTTCTCGAACAAACCGTCAAGACTAAAGATGCTGAAATTGCCGGCAAAGTCAAAGATGTCGCTTTCATGAAAGCTTGGATGGCGCGTGATAAGTTGGACGCTATCGCTAAAGATGCAGAGTTCAATCGAACTATGGCAGCTAAGCCTAAGTACATCACATCGATCAAGTATGTACCAACCGGAGATAAGTGTACTGATCTGAATGCTATCGCAGAGGAAGCGCGTAAAAATGCTGAGGGAGGTAAATTATGAAAGCATTATATTTGATGGTTTTAACTGCCGTTTTGATCTTCTCCGGGTGCGCTACGAAACAAGCCCCATGTGATCCGATAACGATCACGAAAAAATGTGAAACGAAAAAACCAAAATGTGAAAATCCAACTCCTGAAAGCGGAGATATCGTTCAGTGGACTAAAGCACGTTTGGAAAACTATCCGAAGTTACAGAGTTGTCTTTATGATTTTGAAGCAGCACTGGATAAGTGCCTGTAAGAAGCTCCCGCGCTACCCTCTTCACAAGATAGCTGCGGTACCGGAATTATCTCCGGTATCTTAATTCGACCGTGAAAATATGACACGGTGTCAGGAAATTATATGCAGCATCGCAAAGTCCCCCTCAAAGCCCCATTTGCATGGATAGGCGGAAAGTCAAAACTCGCCGACGATATCGTCGCACTCTTCCCGGATCATCGGCTCTATGTCGAAGTGTTCGGAGGTGCTCTCAACGTTCTATACCGCAAGCCATGTACTATCAAACAATCCGAAGTCGTCAACGACATCAACGGTGAGCTGATCAACCTCCATCGTGCTATCCGAACTAATCCTCAATCACTCTCAATGTACCTCAATACTCTACTGATCAGCCGTGAACTATTCGCTGATATTCTCTCCGGACGAATGAAGCCACGAAACAATATCGAGAGAGCTGCTTTCTACTATTACCAGCTATCTCAGAGCTTCGGAGCCAAAGGGACAACGTTTGCTATGATGGCCAAGAGTGGACGTCGACCGAAAGACATCTATAAAGACTTCGGCCAGTGGTCTAAACGACTGAAGTTTGTCACGATAGAGCACATGAACTTCGATAAACTGATTGCCACGTATGATAAAGAGGATGCGTTCTTTTACTGTGACCCTCCATACGTGTCCACAGAGAAGTACTATCAACATACGGGTGGATTTGGAGAGGTAGAGCATCGAAAGCTCTCAGAGCTGCTTCATGGCATCAAAGGTAAGTTTCTATTGAGCTATAACGATTGTGAACTCGTCAGAGAGCTATATTCCGATATGAAGATCACGTCTACCAAAGAGATTAACTATACCCTTCGAGGGGCGGGAAGTAAGAAGACAGTGCGGGAGGTGTTTATTACGAACTATTAGGAGGCAATGCTTCCTAATAACTTTTTGAATTTGAATTTGAAATGATAGTTATTGAGTGTAATTGATGAATATCGCAGTTATTTATATTTGAATTTGAAATGATAGCGTTTTGCCCCCATGATAGGTTAAAACGGTACGTTACTATCATTTCAAATTCAAATTACTATCATTTTAAAAACGGTTGTACACGCATTTGAGAGCACAGGCGGAATAGAACCGTTATATGTTGGAGCAACAACGATATAGGAGTTTACCTCCTTCATCTTTTCCATCAAAGTAGAAACTTTTTCTGGGATACCCTCATTTACTTCAACATCCATATCATACAAAGGAAGTTTCAATTGCATAATATTTATTATCTCTGCTTCTGCCTCTAACCCGATAAGCATCTGCTGTAAAACATTCGCCAATTTTAAATTTTCTCCCGAACTAGCAAGTAAAATAAGTGTTTTCAT